AAATAATAAGTCCTCAGCCCATTCGATAATATTATCAACCTCCGCAGATTTCATCTGCAACTGCTCGACTGTTTCCAGTGCGCTAAAAGGATTGTTTTCTATTTTCTTTTGGGTCTCAAGAGGATTCTTTTTATCCTTGAGTTCTGCCTCAAGTACTGCCAATCGCTCTTCTGCTGCTTTGCGTTTTGCCGTCAAAGCACCAAATCTAGCAACAGCATTACTGCCTAGCTTTTCGGATAACTTATGTAATTCCTCCTCGGACATAGTGTCCAAGTCAAACTGTGAAAGAACATCCTCGGAATCTAAATCAAGTTCTGAGTTCTCTTCTTCGGCTTCCTCAATGGACTCCTCTGAGTTCTCTTCATTTGATCCATCGGCAATTGGTTCTGATTCTTCCTCAGCTTTTGGCTCAGGGTTCATCTCGCCCAATCGGCGATTTGCAAGATCCATTACGGATATATTAGTATTGTCCACTGGTTTTTGTTCTGCCCCAGAGTCTGCAGTCGTGTTTTCATCTGTCATAATTGCCACTCATTTACGCCGAGAGATTGCGATGTTTGGATTATAGCACAGGTGGTTACATCCTGTCCTTAAAAGTTGTTTGAAGTTTTTCCCAATCACACATTTGCAGCATCTGATCATATGTAAGTATACGACCTGATATTTGTTGCATCTTGTCCGATGGAGCCTCGTGTAACTCCGAAATCGTTTCCTCCCTTAGGGAGTGAATTAAGCCCATGAACCTAGCAAAGGATTCATAGTTCTGAAGGGATTTTATATCGTCCTGTATATTTACCATTACATTTGTTGAGTATCAACTTCGCCCATCTGTGCTGGGGCTGTTCCTAGTCTACCAATCTCAGCATTCTGAGCTTGTTGCATCTGGAATGTGTATTGACCAACGTATTTCTGCAATCTTCCAGAAAACGCTTCATCGGTAGCTGCGCGCTGTGCAATGTCTGGCTGCTGGGTGTATTCCTGTATAACCCGCATGGCAATCTGCGCTCCTGATTGTCTAGCGGGCATTTCAATACCAGCAAAGATTTTAGCTAAGTCATCCGTGACTTGTTTGACAACTTCCTCCTGGGCGTTTTCAACTGGTTGTAGAATAGCATCAGCCATAACTGGGTCAATAGCACTGGCCGCAATATCCAAGAAATTGTCCATGCTCATCCTATTGTTAGTATTGAACTGAGCTAGTTCGGCAAACTGCTTGAGCTTGTTTTGAACATTGTCTGGGTCAGCGTTAAGAACATCGAAGTTAATTAATATATCAAAGTTCTCGTCAGGGTTACCCTTGTCGAACACCTGTGAGTCAGGCACGCCAGTTACTTGGAAGAATACTTCATCTGGACCGAATCGCTGGAAGCACTTGAATGCCATTCGTAGAACCTCGGCCGTATGGCTAAGGAACTTATCTACAAGGAACTGCTGGCGAATTGAACTCATCTGGGATTCTTCATCTAGACCTACAAGCCGATCCGCGAGGTTCGTAAGGTTAGTTTCCATTTCCAGGGATCCTTGATTAAATGCGGGAGTTGGGGCAAAGTCCAGATCACCTTTACGACGATATGGAATCATACGACCTGGACCCCAGTCCGATGGAGCTTGTCCTACGGGGTGAAGGATCGGAGGTAGGGTTGCTAGACTGTTTCGATCAATCCTTGAATCCTTCTCAACCTTTACCTGGTTCTGGATACCGCGAAGGATATCGGGGATTGTCTGGGTGTCGTACAGACGCTTTGTATCCTCAGATAATCGAGTTACCACAACTGGGTAATCCTCGTACCCGTTTAATAATTCAAACTTAGCATAGCCAGGAACAATATCATCTCCGCTGAAGTCCTTGTGGAATACTGTACAATAAATGCCTTCGGATCCATCCTCCTCATCAATCAGCCTCTGGTATCCATAAACTATTTCAATAAGCTCGTCTGCCTCAGCTGAACTGTCCGAAAGGCTTATGTCACGTCTTCCCTCCTGCGCGCGCTCAATGCTATTAACATTTACTCCCCTGTATTTGGATATAATATAATCAACGAAGTCCTCGTCCCAATCGTCAGTTGAAACTTTTGTCTGTAACTCCTGCGCCGTGTAGTAAGTCTTCCAGAAACAGTAAGGTGCCCGCTGAGGGTCAGTAACATATGGAGGAAAAAAGAAGTCGCCATCGGGTGCCAGTGTTTTAACTTCGGGAGAATTCACTTGCCGTTTTACAATCGGTAGCTCAGTAACCCCTTCTTTTCTTAGTTGTTTTAGTGCCTTCTTGGCTCTTTTCTCTGTTACTCCATCAAATGCGTTTTGTAAAAGAAGTATTAACTCCTCGTCCGAATCCCCTGTCTGTATAGCCATTGCGGCCTCAGGACTTATTTCTGCAATTTGATTTAGATCAATCAACTGCTTAAAGGTTCTATCTTCCCTGTGCCATCCGATATATGTAATTAATATACCGCGTTCAAGAAGGTAGTTAGCTCCTAGTTCCATCTCCCTATAGAAGCGAGGAATGTATCCTGAGCTGACCATCCACTTAAGGAAACCTGATACTAGCTTACTTCGTTGTATGTCTCCGCTCTCTACGGGAAAGGCTCGGACACTGGCCCGACGGAGTGAGGACATGAACAATGCTACTAGTCGAGTAATGCGCTCATCTATGATGTGGCACTCAATGTCGGATGCTCCCTCCCAGGGAAATGCATCAGCTCCGTGCTTTCGGTGATCCCTGGACTTACCTGGCCAGAAGTTTCTTCGTTCGTCGTATGACGTTCTGCATAAATCAAAATATGATTCAAGCTCGTTGACCGTTTGGTCGTATGCTAAATTCAGTGCCTGCACATCGGGTTCATCCGAAAGGTAGGTTAAAGCCTCAGAAATATTGTTACTTATCATTAAGTCGTTCTTTTAGGGATTGTAATAGTCTCCACCATTGCGTTTTAGAGACGCCTATTTTATCATATAGGTCTTCGTGAGACATTGGGACTTTAGTCTCGTGCTTTACGTAACGCTTAAGTATCTCAAATGAAGCCAATCTATCGGAGTTCTCCCTGCACCACTTTTGGTCCAAAGTGTTTTCAGTTTTTCTTTTTTTTGACATAACGATAGCTTACGCCATTCACATCCTCAATGCCTTCAAAGTTAATTACCTTACCAATGAACTTACCTTGTAGCCTTCGGGGTATCATTACTGGAACCCTTTTTCCTATCTCCTTGTTGTATACAAAATTATACCTAGGGTTCGGGCATTCCGCAATTACTTTGCCAATGTAATTCTTGGGGATTATCTCATTTATAAATAGCCCCTCCTTTATTATGTCCTGGCCTTCCTCGGAGATCCAGGTGTTCTTGCCCTTGCCGCTAATGTAATCCTCAGGGATCTTGTCCAGCACAATGCCAATGGCCTCCTCGAAGGTTACTTCGTATTCATCCGATAGTGCAGTTAGTTTTATCTTTGGCATTAGTATCCTCCTTTATTTTTCATGGTTGTTTCCATGCTGTAGTCCGAGAAGTAGTCAGGACCCATCCCAGCGTTGGACATTCTTAAATATCTTAACGCGTCAAAAAAGTCCTTTAGTGCTTCGTCTGATTTACCTGATGAGTTATAGCTTATAATTGATTCTATTAAATTTCCGCAATCCTTATGAACATAACACCTGGGTTGGTTCGCTTCGTCAATTTCGTAGTCAGGGTTATAAAAGAACCATTCGTCCAAAGCTGTAGCGCCTACGGCCTCGGTTTGACCATCTGAGGGGATAAAGCTCATCCCGTGGTCATAAAAACTTGTGAATAGGTCCACGTTGTTTTCGTTCTCCTTAGCAAAGAATCTGGAGTCCCCTACCCTTTCCATTACCTTTATACCCAGGTCATCCTCTATCTCGTGAAATAGCTCTACGTATTTCTCAACATCGTAGCCAACCTTCTTGGACGCTGGGCCGTATCTCCACTTCGGATCCCCAAATAGCGCCCACTCTCCGTAAGTGTCCCTATCGGGCCATTCTTTTCTAATATATATATTCTCTGCCTCCGAAACACCCGCCCAGATACTAACATAGTTCCTGGCAAAGGCTGGGTCCACAACCTGATACCAGGTTAATGAATCAACAGGAGGAAAGGTCATCCCGTACTTATTGGGTTCATTCGTAAGAACATTCACCTCAGGGCTGAAGTTAGGGATCAGTGAAGTCATTGACTTCGTAGGTAAACCGTAGGCGCGGACCATTATTGTGTCCTCACTGGAGTTCTTTAGATCCTTGGCTATACGATCATAACCACCAAAGGGGTTTTCGTCCGAGTGCAGATAAACAATACCAGCATCACGTTCAGGGCTGTATTGCTTTACTGGGACCGCTTTATCCAGCAGTTCAGCGTTCTTAGTCTCAAGCGTCTCCGCCCCCTTCAAGTATTCAGCTACGAAGGGCGTGTAGCCATCAATAGGGGTAAAGCCTAGAATCATCTTGGAGTCCCTGGTAGCTAGGCGGAACCTAAGAGTATTAACAAGGGCCGCGTCCCCCAGGTATTCATCCAGCCATGCACCTATGTTCAGGCTATCAGCCTTCTTGAACCCGAACTCGAAACCCTCAAGGATAGTCTGGTTATTACTGAACTGGGTATAGGTCTTGAAATCCACACGTGTCCTAGTATCGGGGAAGATAAAACTAGAGCCAGTGAAGCCATTCTGCATACTGAAGTTAATATAACCCTCAATACTCTTGGTCTTCTTCCTGAACTCCTTGGGCATCATCTCCCAGACCGCAGCCTGCTGAACCTTTACTGAGGTGTCCGCATTCTGGCTGAAGCACACAACGTGACCGTCCTGGTTATTAGTAACGGCCTCCATCAGCATCTTAGCACAGCCAGTGGTTTTACCACTTCTATTTCCCCCAAAGGTTATGACTTCGTCGTAGTCCGCTATAGCGTCACGCATACGTCCCCACCCTGGTAGGTCAAAGCCATGACGCAGGGGGTCAGTCTCCGCCGCCAGTATTCTACCCTCGTGAGCTTCATGCAAAGAAGCTAGTAACTTGGGGTCCGCTTCACCTAATATAACTATCTCTTCGTCAGTAGGGGACTCCAGAATCGGGTGCTTTGTGAACTCAATGCTCATTCTTCTTCTTCGAGGTCATCGGGGTCATTGCCGAAATCCCACTCGATTTCCAGGTTATCTTCCCGTATCTCGTATCCCATCTCATGCAAAAGCATTCTGCCAGCTGGAAGATGGTTGTAATCAAAGAAGATTTCTCCCTGTTCGTCCATTACTATAAAGCAATAGTTCTCGAAATGCTCTCCTAGGATTCCCCGAATCTGGTCATAGATTGGTTCGTAGCTATCATCTATGATTGATCTAGGCATCCTTAACCTCCGCACTTATTACCTTAGCCTGCTGGATCCTGTCCCTGGCTGCTTTAATGGTGGCCTCGTAGTCATCCTGGGTGAATACCTTCCTGTCCTCGGTTATCTGAGTAGCCTCGCCCCGTGCAGTAAGCGCTTCTCTAGAAGCATTAGCCTTCGCTATGGATAGTTCCTTGAGATCCTTGAAACTTACTTCCATCTCTGGGTCGTTCTCCATCCTGTCCCTGACCTTCTCAATGAGGTCCTCTTCTAGGCTGGAGAGATTAAGATAGTTCTGGGCCGCGATCTTACCAGACAGATCCCTGAACTTACCTAGGTGGTCCGCGTAATCAGTGAGTACAGAAATAACCGTCCCCCGATCCATGCCGTACTTCTTTACGATCCTGGTCTGGGAACTGCCTGTGCTGTAAAGGTAAAGTATCTCGGCCACCTTTTCGGGGTTATGCCGACTAAGGCTCCTGGCCTGGATAGCCTCCTTGTCCTTAACGATATCCTGGATTGAATCCGATATCTGACTGATTAACTCCTCCTTGGTTGCCATCACCAACCAATGATGCGGTATTAACAATACGTCAAGCCAGGAAGCCATATGTAAATAATATGTAAAATATATGTAAATATATACCTTTATTTGATTACGTTCTTGACAGGTCTTTTCATTGTCCTCTTCCTTAAGGAACACTCGTCCCTTATGTAATTACTTTTGTAAAAAGTAGAGGGGACCTTAAGAAG